GTATAAGACTGATGCCGGCGCTCTTGTCCTCAACTAGGATCAGGTCAACCCGCTTCTTTTCTTTGCCCTCACCGAAGATCGTGTCGTACTCGTCGATGACCTTCGGGCGTAAGTCTGGGTACTGCAGCCGGTCCTGCCAGGCGTCAATCACCATTACCGACATTGGACCGTCCAGCGGTTTAAACATGCCGAACGTTATACAGGCCGTCGGGTCGTTGACCGTCTTCTCCGTGTAAGCGCAGTCGTAAGATTGAATGATGTACTCGAATTTGGGGAACTCCCTGCCGTTTGGCCAGAGCTTGAACATCTCCCGCTTGACGATGCCCGACTCCTCTGGATCCAGGATCTCGGCGTAGATCTCCTGCCGGCCAAGCTTCGTCCCCTCGTACTGCATGATCTGCTTTTGAAAATTACTCGACAGGTTCGCTATGTTGTCGTAGGTAGATGCCGTTGTAACAACAACGTCGTCACCGTCACGGCCAATCAGGTCGATGATCAAGTCCTTCGGCCGCGGGGTCGTTGTGCAGATCAGCCTGGTATGCTTACCGAGTCGGACGCTAAAGTTGATCTGGTCCCATGCGGCGTCGAGGTAATCCCAGGCCGCCAGCTCGTCGCACCATCCACCGTGGAACTGCGGACCGCGGAAGCGCTCGGGCTCGGACGCCGGGATCCCCTTGATTAAGCTCCCGTTAGTTAGCGTGATCTCGTGGAAGGCGCGGTTGTAGTCTTTAATGAGGATCGGGGGGATCACCGACATTAGGCCGCTATCCCCCTCAAAGCAGGTAGCCCTGACGTCAGCGCTCGTTGGCGCCCCGACTAGCCAGCGGGTGTTAGGCTCAGTCCAGGCCCACCAGGCAAGCTGCTCAGCCGCCGTGCGGGTCTTGCCGGCGCCTCTCCCCGCTAATAGGAGCCAAACACTCCACCAGTCCCCGTTAGGTAATATCTGATGCCTGTGGGCTTTAGATAGCCACTGCATCCTCCAGCCGTAAGCCGCCCGTTGCGCCGGGGGCATTGCCATGAACTGACGACGAACCGTCTCGTCTTTCAGTATCTCGGCCAGGTCACTCATTTTTTCGGCTTCTGCAGTTGCTTCTGTAGCGCCATATTCTCTAGAACGCTATCGAAGACCTCAGTCCCCACCGTCACCGCTAATGGGTTATCCTTGTCACCACCGACCTTGAGGGCCTCGCCATACTTCTTTGGCTTGAGCTTGCTGGCTACCCATTTCCTGGCGTCAACGCGGTTTCGCTGCCAACTAACCCAGCCGCTGTCGGTCCTGCTTACGCCCTTCTCGTCAACAACCTCAGAGGGCGCCTCGTCAGCAATAGCTAGGATCTCGTCAGCCAGGGTATCAGCCTGCTCTTCCCGTGCACGCGTGTAATTATCGGCAAAGTCTGGCTTTTTCAACAACCATACATACACGGTATCTGGGTTCGGCATCTCCGGCTCCATCGTGATGCTACGCAGCGACTCCCCGTTGCTGATCCTGCTGAGGATCTTTGCCGCTAGTTCATCGGTGTATATGCTTGGTCTTCCCATCTTGGCCATAGTGTCGCTCCTTTGGTCGCAGTGTACTTACGCTTCTGGGGCTTGTCTATCTTCTATCCCGTGATGGGCTTCGATAGCTCGGGCGAACATGAATGGGAATATGCTTGGCGGGTAAGATGTGAAGCTCTTCCAAGCTTCCTCTGACGCTAGGTCGTACAGCTCTTTGATCTGGGCTTCTGTGAGCGGTTTCATTTCTTTCCCTGGTTAAGGTAATCGTTACTAGGCTCTGGCTTCCACCGTCACCTTTGGCTTGATCGTTAGTATCTTCCGGCCTGCGAAGGTCTCTATCGGCGCTAGGATGAAGCACTCTCGTGTCCCGCCCTGCTCCTTGTACGCCTTCACCGCTTCCCGTGCTGATTCTAACGTGGCATGGACCTTCTTCGGTCTTGCCGTTCCTGCAACATACATCATATAAAAAGTGGCCATAAAAGTCCCATAGTTTACCCAAGGGTGATTAGCCAACCTCTTGCGAAGCCTAGCTAGTCTACCCTGCCCAACTAAGAGATCCTGTCTCATAGTCTAGCAACCCAAGATGGCAGCGATTCATCGATAAGAGGTTTGTCTCACCACTTGCCCTCTTATCTTGCGAAGTCCCTCACTGACAGGCTTCTCGGCTTGCTCCGGGGTGAATCGGCAGCCGGTGATTCTCGGGTTCAGTCCATGCAGACCATTACTAACGCGCCCTGACGGGTACGCGGCTCCAATAAAAAAGCCCTGATAAGTAGGCTTTAGGCTTGGTTTGCCGCTTATGAGAGTGTGCAATACCACATTCTCGAAGCTTTTGACGAAGCCTGCCTTATCAGGGCATTCTCTCGCTGTATTGAACTACTGTTCGGCACCACCCAAACAGATGTGTGAATATTAATACGCCCAGACTAATACTGTCAAGTCCCCCGTCTTTCCGGGGTGTCAGGCCTGGCGAAACCGACCAAGGCAAACTCCAGACCACCGGTAGCCTTCAAGGCTCCCTTGTAGGATGCCTTAAAGGTTAAAGTCTATTTATTACGTCATCCCTGATACCCAGTTGGATGAACTATACGACCCAGCATGCGAAACGTAGGTGGATGTTGTCACATCACTTTTAAAATTCTTAAATTTGGGCATTGTTACTTTTGCTAAGACATTATCCGCTATATTGATATCTTGGTCATTAATTAAATCATCTTTTAGCTGAATTGCAAAGAAAATATCAAATGCTAAAGAGCTGCTCATCCCTTCTGTGCCGCCCATATCTACCTGGGTAGATGGCGCATACTTATAAGATGAGTTGCCAATATATAAAATATTGCATTTTTTTGATATAACACTGTTGCTTTTATAAAATTTTAATTCGTTAACACATCTTTCTACGTGATTTATTTGATAGATATCGTCATGATCAACCCAAAAAAAAATATCACAACCATCGTTTATCAAATAAGTCAGCGGAACCGCATACCAGTCATTTTGTCGTAACTGCGTAGGAGTCGTTATCCATATGATATTTACCCACAACCTTAAATCCTCTATTGCCCATTCATAACTATCTCCATTCCCATTTTGATGCACACAGATAACATCAGGTTTTCTAGTTTGAGTAATAAATTGCAATACAGACCGCCTAATAAGGTCAGGACGGTTATAAGTCGGTATCATAATGCCAATCTTACTCATGTCTTAATCATCATCATTTGTCTCTTTCGATGCCTTGTCAATGAGCCCCCTAATTTCGTCAATGCTCAAGTTCGTCGCGTCATAGATACTTAGGATATGGGTTGGGTTAACGGTTACATTACGGCAACGGATCTTGCTGATCGTAGACCGTGACATGTCTAGCAGCTCTACGAGGTCCCGGTCGTCATCTGCCCAGCGGTTTTCAATTAAATAATCCAGCAGTGCGTGACGCTTCATTATTTTTACCTTACAATTAATTTACTAGGTAGTTAATTGGTCTAGCTACCTAGCGGTCACGGGGGAAAGCGGCCTAAGGTTAGGCCGTTAGTACCTGTCAGCTGCGCTCACGTACCGCTTCGGCCAAATCACCTATTGAGTCAGCTATCCTTTTAAGGTTTTCAGCTACATAAACAACAGCCTCAGTCAAACTGCCAACTTGTCCACCGCCGGGCGTTTCCAGCGGCACCGCAGACGTTGGTGTAATAGATTCCGCAATCCTCCCGAGGTTATTAGCGGTTCGGTCCATCGCCCCCACAATGTTAAGAGGCGCATAAGTTAATCTATACTCGTCTTCCAAAGTAAAGCACCGCTCAAGTGTGTCAATAATTTCGTGAAAGTCATCGGTTTCCATTTTAATTCTCCAAAAGTTTATTTTTAATTGCGGTTGATACAACTTAGTTAAGTGCTCTTTTCCTTGTTTTATTTAATCTGCCCTTTCAGCTGACCTTCTGTGTGAAGCAACTCGACGCCTTAGTTTATTCATTTTTGCAATGTCTTCGTCTTTCATGTACGGCCACCAGCGCTGCGTTTTACTATCAGCTTCATACCTAGTAAGTTGCTCAATAAACTTTTCAAGATTAAAAAGAGGGTATTTTCTTTTATACAAAAAAAGGCGACGACGTAAGTTTTTCTCTATCCAATCTTCGGCCCATTTAAAGTTATTTTTCGCATAGCCGTAAGTCATATGCTCT